GGATCTCGTTCAATGAACTTCAGGATTTGTAGTACAATACTTCTTTGTCCTTCTTTAAAAGATGTACTGTGTGGGTCACCTGGTGTAAAGGATGTTACATCTAAGAAACATACTTTACTTAGGTGTTCTAGCACGCGCTCACCGTCTTTGGTGTTGAACACGGCGCGATAAGAATCGTGTAATTCGTTAAGTTTCGGTTTCTTCGCCACCTGGTATTATTCCTGCTTGTGAAGCGTCTTTAGCAGCACCTGCAAGTTGTTCGGCTTGTTCGGCTTGCGCCATAGCTTCTTGCTGTTCTGCTCTTTGTTGTCTTACTTGAGCCACAGCTTCATCTGACATCAATGTTTCCATTGGTGCGTCTAATGTACCGTGAGCCCACTTAAATGCACCGTCTGCATCTAAGTTATCAAATATTTCAGGTTTAACTTGTGCTAACGGTATCATTTGTTCTAAGAACCGGCTGAAATTGAAGATCTGTTGCGCTTTCTGAGCTCTTGCAACAGGTGATACATACTCTACTTTCAAGGCTTGACCTTGTATTTCATTAGGCGCTTGCGGAATAGCCGCACGTCTAGCCATAATAGCAAATACTCTGTCAATTAAAGGTCCTAAGAATTCTGTTTGTAAACGACCAACCATTGGTCCTAACAACCTCATTTTTTCTTCTTGACGTTGTAAGACTTCAGTAGCAGTCATTTGTGGTCCATCTTGTCTTAATTGTAACCAATCAACATGGAACGTTTTTAATATATGGTCTCGTCTAGTTTCAATAAAATCTAAACCAATATCAGGTCTTACTGCATTACCAATAGGTTCTATCTTATCTTGTGTACCAGAACGATAATAGTTTAAACCACCTGGAACTGTTCTAAGTGGTAACATAAAACCGTCATCAGGAACCAAAAGGGGTGGATCAGTCGCTTTTTGAGCAGCCCTAATAACGGTTTTAGTCATTTCGTTTACCATCCGTATATCTGGTAAACATGTCATAGCAGGAGATCGGCCGTAAATCTCCCCGGCAGTTTTGGACCAGCGAGGGACCATATAAGGAAATTCATTGAAGCCTGACTCTGCTAATAAAATCTTTTCTTCAACTAATACATAACAACTACTAAACGGTAATTCAGTTGCTGTTTTCATACCAGGACCATAAGAGTCTCTAGGTTCGACTGCATGTATACATGTAAATTCTTGGTGTGGTTGTTTGTATGAATTCTCTATAAATTTTTGTGGTAGTCGATCTGCGTATAATTGTACTAGTTGTCTTGCTGTATGTTTGTATTTACGATATAGTGTATCTACCTTATGTTCTGAATCTTCAGCAATAAAACATTCTGCTAAGTGGTACGTTCTAAAGTTTATAGGACCACCGGCTTTATCTTCAACATACATAACTGCTGTACCATAAGAGCCAAGGTCTAAGTATAATTCATGTACAGATGTAGTAAAGTTAGAATCAGGAGCATTAAATACATCGTCAAATAATGTTTCTGTTGTACCTTGTAACCAATTCCTAACGTTCTGAGAAAGGATATCATTAGTTGCTGGAATATTTAAACTAAACCAATTCTCAGAACTGCTCGTCAAGAAGCCATGTAAGCCTGAAGCTAATTGCTCATTGGCTAATGGCGCTGTTGAATCAAATACTTTATCATAACGTGTACGATCTCCTTTAAACCTCTCAATAGAAAAATCACCACGTCTTGGATTTACAAAATCTGTACAATCCTGCCATAATGGTTCCCAAGGCGATCTTAAGGACTCTAATTGCCCCATTCGCTTAATTATATGGTCTACCTTCTTTTCTGTCATAAAGTTTCTTTAAATGTACCAAGTAATTTTTTAGATTGAATATTTTCCATACCTACTAAGCCTCTAGCTGAAGTCATAATAGTTGACTTACGTCCTGCACGCATACGATCAATTTTTGCCGCATCATGTGTAGCTTTAGTCACCTCTGGCGCCGCCGGTTTTGGTGGTGGAGGTGGTGGAGGTGGTGGTGGCGAATATCCGCCTCCGCCGCCGCACATTAAAGCACCTTCCTAAAGGTATTACCTGTTATTTCATAACCTAAATGTGTATACAATTTCCTGGTCCTCTTAATTTCAATACCGGTACTAGTACCCGGTCTTACCTCTTTTGCGTTTTTTCTTATAGCCCATTTTTCGAACTCCTTAAACATTCTAACGGAAGCCATAGCTCCTCGTCTTGATTTATCGACGTATAATGCTAAATCAGAAGCATAAGCGTCATTACCAAAATAATACTCTGTTATGAACCCAACTAACATACCTAATATACATTTATTTTCATCTTCCGCTACAATAGCCATAAAATGGTCTTCATCTGCTAAGAATTGCTTAGCTAGGAGATCAAGCTTTGCTTTCGAAAAATCTAAATCTCTAAAATTAGATTCTTTATGCATCTTCTCTGCTAACTCTATCATTGGCTTTACATCAGCTTCTGTAAAAGGTCTTATCCTAATATCTGATACTCCTGTTGTGCTTGTCTAGGTAGCTTCTTCATTTTATCATTCTGTCTATCCCTAATAGCCAACGCCAAGTAGCGCATAGCGTCGGCCGGGTGGGAAGACCAGTCGTGTAATGGTCTATCTTTAAAGCATTTATTCTTTTCGTCAAAATCTTTCCTGTACTGTCTTAAAGCTTCGATCAGGTGTGAACATTTATCCTCGTCAAAGTAACACCTAGGTAATA